CCGGGATGTTTTCGATGGCGGCCGCGTCCTTGGCCAGCTTCGCCAGCCCCTCGGCCTTGCTGAGATCCATATCGGCGGCGATGAACCGGGCGATGGTGTGGAGTGCCTCTTCACCGTGGTAGCCGATCTGGCGGACGGCTTCCACGGCCTTCAGAGCCGCGGCCGTGCTAACGCCGTGCGCGCGGGCCAGGGCGAGCGTTGAGGCCTCCAGGCGCGCCTCGTGCGCGGCCAGCTTCGCCGCGTCGATGGTCCAGGATTTCGCCCAACTGAGGGCGGTCTTGATCGCATCGGCGAGCAGGTTGCCGGCGGTAGCGCCCTTGACCATGGCCGCGGTCATGCCGTCAATGCCGCGCGAGGCGCCACGGGCCGCGCCGACGGCGGTGGTCTCGATCGAGGACAGGCCGGCATTGACGCTCTTGATGGAGGCGTTGGCCTTGTCGGTATCAACGGTGACAATGAGTTCGAGGTTGTTGTCAGCCATGGCGCTTTGCATGCTCCTCGTCGAAGCGCGCCTGCTCCTCTTCGATGATCAGCATCGCGCGGAACTCATCTGCGGCAATTTCATCAAGCGACAGCTTGACGCCCAGCCTTAGCGCCGCCCGCAGATCGAGCGCCCGGCGTAGGAGTTGGCCGACCTCGGAGTTTTGCGCGGCATCGAGCCGGTCGAGCGGGCAGTGGTCGCAACGGCCGCCCTCGGGCGCATCCGGACAAAGTCCGGGATCGCACAACTGGTCGCGCCGCAGCGACCAGTAGACCAGGTAGCGCAGGGAGGGCCGCTCGGGCCACTCCCCGCTCAGCAGTTTCCCTCGCGCTCATCCAATCCGGCATCCAGCGCATCAATGACGGCCTTCACCGCCACCGCCTGGTGGATGATCGGGACCGCGCCGGCGTAGCCGTCGCTCGTCTGGCAGAGCTTCTGGTACAGGGTGCCGGCAGCGGCCAAGTTCACCGTCAGCTCCTGGCGATTGAACGGCAGATCGAGAATGCGGGCAAAGTTGCGGCGGTACTCGATCACGTCCTTGGCGCTCGGCATGCGCAGCACATGCACCGTGGTCCCGCCCGGCACGCGGAGCACAACGCGAAAGGCACCGCCCTCCGCCACGACGTCGTCCACCTCGGCCTGGCTCAGTTGCTCGATGATCCGGCTGGCCTCGTAGGCATCGACCTCCTCGCCTTCGTCGATGCGGATCTTGCGGAACAAGGCCGCATCCACCTCTTCGGCGTTCGGGATCGTCGTTTCCGAGGTGCCGCGCCCCAAATGCTTGATGATGATCTTGCGGCGCCGCTGGCGGTCGATCCACTCCTCATCGTTCGGGAAGCGGACCTTGACCGTACGCGCGCCCTCGGCGGAGCGAAGCTGGATCTCCACCTGGCGCCCTGAATCGAATACGTTGCTGGTTTCCATAACTCCTCCCATCAGCCGATGTTGTCCTGGCTCGTCTTGGCCACCGCCGTGAGCAGACCGTTGGTCGCATCCCACAGCGGCGTGCACTCGACCTCGATGGTGACGATGCCGTCGGTATCGCCAACCACCGCGGTGCGGAAGGCAACCTCGTGGAAGGTCACCTCGAGCGAGTGGTAGTCGCTACCCGAGATCAGGTCGCCCTGAAGGCCGACTACGGCCGTGCCGGTGGCCTGGTTGCGGAGCTTCGTGAGCTCAGTCGAGCCGTGCTCAAAGCGGGCCGTGAACTTGAGCGAGGCCTCACGGTCACCGAACTCCATCCGGCCGCGGATGGCCGCGCCGTCCTGTGTGCCTGAGCCAGGATAGAAGCCCGAGTCGAGCCGGAGATTATTCTTGAAGCCCAGCTCGAGCGAGATCAGGTTGCGGCTGGTGACATAGTCCACGCCGTTGATGGTGACCTGGGCGCTGGCGCCGGGCAGCAGATGCTCGGTAGTGCCCGCCGGCAGTGTGATCCCGCTCGGCTCCACCAGTTTCCCCGAGCCGGCGAAGTGGATTGCGATACGCGAGTTCGCCCGACCCGGCCCTGAGCCGATCGTGATGGTGAAATCCTCGATCACGCAGCCCACCGCCATGCGGTCGAGCACCGCGCTCGCGCCCGGCCGGATCTGCTCGATAAAAGAAAACGCCGGCAGCTCGATGCCGCCGGTGACCGGATCCTGCGGGGTACAAGTATAGATGATCGCCGGCGGCGTGCCACTCTTCACCTTGCCGCCCAAGCCAAACACAAAGGCCCAGGCAGCGATCTCGCTGGTGAGAAACTTCTCGATTGAGCCGCTCACGTCCCAGTGCGATTTGAAGACTTGCGTGGCGAACTCGTGCCCCTTGCCGAGATCGGCGGCATCGTTTTCGGTGTTCAGCGTCACGGTCACAAGCGCGGCGTTGGTCTTGGTCAGGCTCCAGAGGTCGCCTGAAACGTTGGGCGTTGACAGATCGGTCTGCTTCTTGTAACCAAAGCCGATCTTGGTCTCGCGAATGTTGGCGGGCATCTCAATCTCCTATCTCGGTGAAGCTCACCGTGACTTCGAAGTAGTCGGTTCCTTGCTCGTCCGTGGCGCGCTGGATCGAAGGCAGATCCATCGGGTGGCAGCGCGGGTGGATGGTGGTGTAGAGCATCTTCAGCGCACTCCCGGCGGGCACGCCGTTGACGATCAGATCGAACAAGCGGTAGTAGGCCGTGGGCGGGTCACCTTCGAAGGTCTCCCGCGCGCGGAGGTAAAGCGACAGGTTGTGTTTCCAGGCCTCGCCTACGCCGAAGCTGCCCGGCGTGGTGCCCTGCCAGGCGACCAGGATCGAGGGCACTGGCATCTCGTAGATGGCCAGGGGCAGGCTGACGCGCTTGGGGTAGAGGTCGTGGTAGGCATAGATCCTTTGCGGGTCGCCCTCCATCTCTAAGACCAGCTCCGGGATGGCGCGCAGCTTTTCAACCAGCGCATCGACCAGCTCGGCCGGATTGATCATGACTGTCGGCCTCCGAGCAAGCGCTCGACGATCAGCCGTGGCGTGATCTCGCGCAAGATGCGGCGGGCGGCCTCGAGGACAGCAGCGCGGTTACGCGGCGAGAAGACCAGCCACGGTTCACGACGCATGTTGGCCAGTCCCTTGATGCGCTCCTTGCGCGAGGTCAGCGCCGCTTTGGCTGCACGTTCGCTGACTGTCCGCACGGAGAGGTTACCGAGCATGCTGCCGGTGAGCGAGAGATCGCGCACGGCGCGCCGCCTCAAGCGCTTGCTCTTATAGATCGCGTAGCGCTTGGTGAGCGGCTTAGCCGGCGCGTCGGTCGGTCCCAGGCCGGCGGCCAGCCGGTTCTTCACCGCCGCCAGCCCCACGGTGCCCAGCTTGAGCATCTGGAACTGGCGGAAGTTGAGATGATCCACCCGGAGCTGCTTGCGGAACCAAATGCGAATGCTCGGCATGGATCACACTGCCCGGTGGAAATGCAGCACCAGCCGGAGGCCGCCCTCCGCGTCGGCTGCAAGATCCACGACCTTGTACACCGCGCCGTCCAGGCTGACCTCATCGCCCCGCGCGGGCGGCAGCGCGAAGGCCGCCGCCGGCACGAACAGCAGGGCATACGTGCCCGGCGCGGCGTCCTCCGCCCGAGCCGCCTGATCCACAATGCCAGTCAGCGTGAACGATGATCCCGCCTGCGGGGTGTAGATTACTTGCCGACCGAAGGCCGCCAAGACTTGCTCGTTCAGCTTGTCGACCAGCCACGCCCAATCAGCCATGCCTCAGGCCTTGGTCGCTCTGACCAGAATCTCGGGCCGGTGGCAGATGGGCAGCGGATTCGATTGCGTGTGCAGGTCGGTCCCCCGCCCAAACTTGCGCGGCTCCTGCTTGGCGTAGAGCGGCAGGCCGAGCGTGTTGGCGGTCTCGTTGAAGTCCGCCGGGGCAAAGTAGGTGCGGAACGTGGTCGCCGTGCCCAGCGGGAAAAAGTGCGCCTCACCGTCGGCGATGAACTTGCGCACGGTGCCGCTGGAGTCGGTCGCTTGGCCGCGGTACTCCTCAAACGTCACGCCGCCGAAGGTGAACCCCGTGCGGTTGTCCGAAAACAGCACCAAGCCCTCGCGCCAGCGCTGGTAGGCTTCCTTGACCTTGGGGTGCGTGGTCAGCGCGTCGAAGAAGCTCGGCGAGCACAGGCACATCACCCCGGTCATGAACTCGCCCTTGAGGTTGTCCTCGATGTGCCGGCGGACCTCGAGCACCTTGAGCAGCACTTCGGTCGAGGCCGTGGTCAGGGCGAAGTTCACCACCTTGGGCGTGATCTCGAACTCCTGGTAGAGGTCGTAGAGGGTGGAGCCGTCGGCATCGAGGATCACACCCTTGAGCGCGCCCATGCGCAGGTGCTCGAGCGTGATGGCGTGCTTGGCGCGCATGGTCTGAAGCTTCTGGGCCATGAGGTTGGCCAAGGCGTCCATCTCGGTCTCCGAGCCGAAGGCGCGGATGCCCTGGACCTCCTCGGGCAGCACGACGTCATCGTGCGGAATGTGCGGGATGACAAAGCTCCGCACCTTGCGCTTCGCCTGCGTGCCCACCGTACCGGGCGAGCCCACGGGCCGCGTGGGCAGCAGGTTGAGCACGCCGTTCATCTCCTCGATGATGATGGTGCGCGTGCGGACACCGACGGGCGGGAACAGGTTCAGCTGCTCCAGGCGCCCGTAGGTGTTGGGGATCTTGTTGATGGCGGCGGTCAGTGCTGCCATATCGAAAGCGTCGGAAGAAAAAGGATTCAGCATTGCTCACGCTCCTTCGCGGACCAGGATGCCCAGCGATTTCAGTTGCGCCAGGGCGGCGTTCTTCTGCGCGTCCGTAATCCCGCTCGGCCACACCAGCCCCTTGTCGGAGCAGATGGCATGGCGCGCGATGATCACGCCCGGGGTGTCCGCCGCGCTCGCATCCACGTCACCGATGAGCACCCCGGCGGCGTTCTCAGAGCCGTCATTGGCTGAAGGCGCCAGTTGCGTCGCCTTGCCGCTAGCAGTGATGATGCCCACCACGGTGCCGGTCTTGAGGTTCTGCCCTGAAGCTACCGTCACTTGATCGCGACTGTAGAGGTTGTCCTCTTCGAACTTCAGCCAGTCGCCCAGGTAGTTGGGTTCGGTCTTGGCAGCCACGTCAGTTCCCTCCTTTCGCCAGCCGCTCGACGGCCTTGATGACGGGGTTGTTCTCCAGCGGCGCCTTCACGCTGGTCGCGGTCTCCGGCATCACGTGCGAGCGGATTTCTTGGGCGTCTTCGGCCGCGCGGGCTTCGATGAGATACTGGCGCGCTTCCGTGGGGCTAGCCCCACGCGCCAGCAACGTGACGGCCTTGCCCGGCAGGCCGGCCAGGGCGCACAACTCGACGATCTCGCGCGCCTCGGCGTAGCCTTCGCGGTGCGCTTCGGCGCGGATCGCCTCCAGATCAACAGTGGGCTCGGGCGTTTCCGCCCGAACCGTTTCTTCCTTCATACGTCTGCCTCCTTGCGGAATTGAAGTCGGTCTTACGAATGCGGCGAGATCGGCGAGCGCCGTGCGGAAGGTGCCCGTGCGGTCGGCCAAGCCGGCGGCCACAGCCTCGGGGCCGTACTTGAGGGCAGCGCCCATATCTTGAATCGCCTGCTCACTCAAGCCGCGTCGCCGAGCCACGGCTTCTACGAACAGTCCGTAGAGCCGGGCCACTTCGGCCTCAAGCGCCGCCCGGGCCGCCTCCGACAGCGGCTCGTTGGGGTTGCCGTCGGTCTTGCCCTCACCCTCGGCGATGTAGGTGACCTTGACGCCCAGCTTGCGGTTGTACTCGCTCCAATCCAAGTGCTCGGCGTAGACCCCGATCGAGCCGGCGCCACCGGTGAACTCCGGAACATAGATCCGCTCGGCCGCCGTCGCCAGCAAGTACGCTGCGCTGAACATCGAGTTATCGGCCACGGCCCAGATCGGTTTCTGGCGCGCGAGTTCGGCCAGCGCGGCTGCGGTCTCGAAGGCGTTCTCCGAGTCGCCGCCCGGCGAGTTGACGCGCAGCAGAACGGCGCGCACTCGGGATCGGCGATGGCCTGCTCGACCTCCTCGAGGATCTCGCCGTAGGCCGTAGCGCCCAACAGGATCGCATCGAACAGCGACGGCTCGTTGGCCAGCACGCCGGCTACATCAACAACGGCCACGCCGTCCTGAACCGCATACGGTCTGCGCAAGCCGTAAGTGGCATCCAGTTTACCCGCCTCAACCAGCAGCGGCTTGGCGCCCAATAGGCGCAGGACTTGTTCGCGTCTCCTCATGACTCCTCGCTGTCCTCGCTCGAAGGGTCGGTGTCGTAGCTGAGGCCGAGCTCGCGGGCGCGTGCATTGTCGGCCGCGATCTCCCGATCAATCGCCTCGGCATCGTAGCCTTGCTCGGATACCACCTCGGCACGGCTCTTGAACCCTGCCCGCACCGCCATGATCTGCGCTTTGATGTCCTTCCAGGGATCCACCCAAGCAAAGCCCGGCGGAATCCACTTGGCGTCGTAGTAAAGCGCCACATCGCCCTGCTTGGGCAGCGCGCCACTCAAAAGCGCCGCCTCGATCCACCGTTGCCAAACCGGGCGGCAGAACTGGTAGACGATCACCTGATGCTGGAACTGCTCGCAGCGCCGGCGGAACTCGAGCAGCCCGGCGCGGATCGAGGAGTAGTTGACGCCGGTCAGATCCCCGGTTAACTGCTCGTAGGTGATCCCCATGCCGGCCGCGATCGAGCGCAGCTGGACGCGCATGAAGGTCTCGTAGCTGGCGCCTACATCGGCCGGGGTGGAGAACTTGATGTCCTCGCCCGGCAGTAGCACTTGAAGCGTGCCCGGCTCTAGACCCGCCAGGGCGGCGCCGCTTTGATCCGTCGCCGTCTCGCCCAGCATCTGGTCCTCGGGGGCGTTCTTCAAAATGAAGCCGGCGAACATGGCCGCCGTCTTCTTGCGCACCAGCTCGGCGTCGTCGTACTGGTCCAGCTCGTAGAGCTTCACCAAGACCTGTGTAAGCCAGGGCTGGCCGCGCAACTGGCCGGGCCGAATGGGGCGGAACAGGTGCAGCACCGAATCGGCCGGAACGCGCACCAGCTCGGTCGAGGCCACCGGGTTGAGCGTGTCGAAAGGATGCTCGCGGTAGAGCCAGTAAGCCACGCGCCGCCCGATGCGGTCGAACTCGATGCCCGCGCGCAGGTAGTTGCCGTTCTCCAGCTTTCGGGTCTCCCCGGTCGGCAGATGCTCGGCTTCGAGTAACTGCAGCTGCAAGGGAACCGTCAGGCCGTCTTTGGCCAGGCGTGGCCGCAGGCGGATCAAGCACTCGCCGGCCTCCATCACCGCGCGGCAGGCCAGCGCCTGGAGGCCGTAGAAATCCGTCAGATTGCTGGCGTCGGCCTCATCGGTCCAGCGCAGCCACAACTCCTGAATCCTTTCCTTGAGCCGCGCATCCGGATGGAGCGACTGCGGCTTAATGCCGGTGCCGCTGGCATTGGCCACGTCGGCCTCGGCGGCGGCGATGGCGGCCTTGAGTTCCTCAATGCTGCGGTACTCGATCTCGCGATTCTCAAAGCGCACCCGGCGCACGCCGTTGGCCAGGGCGTCGCGCAGGGCCTGAAGTTGCTCTTCGGTGTACATCCCTGCTAAATCATCCGCGCCCGCATCTGTTTGAAACAGCGCGAGATCGAGTTGTCAGATTTGGCTTGCTTTTCCCCAGTGCTTGAGCGATGACTGGAGTCGCTGTGAATCACACTCACACCAGAAGGCACATATGAAAAAGCACGAAGTTCGCCTCGGCGC